TTGTAGACGATATTTCAAATTTACCTACAGAAGTTAATGCTGCTGCTTGATTACAATCTACAAGCCAGTCTCCATCTACTAGATGTTCTGTGTTGTTTCCTGACCATAACTTAATAGTATCGTCTGCTTTTACCTTGTAATTTCCACCAACATAAAATTTTGTTTCGCCGTCGGATCTTACCTGCCATTTGTTTCCAACTAGAGAATAAAATGATCCGTCTGAGTTTAATTCTATATAATCGTTTGTGTTTACAATAAAGTGGTTGGCACCTATGTTTACTTTTTTGTCAGAATCTATCACAACGCTTTGAGCGCCACGTAATTCAAAACTGTTAGATATTTGGTAACTTATTTGATCTACGTTAATATATGAATTATTTTTTGTGTTTCGATTATAATCAGCCGACTTAAGATATAAATTTGAAGTTGCATTGAGTTCAATATGATACCCGCTTTCAAGCAAACTGTTGCCGCCCGAACTCATAGCAAGATCTGCGCCTGCTCCTAACACAGTATTTCCTACACTTTGATAACTGGCGTTTAAGTTAGCATAGTTTGCAATATGCGTCCCGGCAATTTCACTTATACCTTGTCCGGCTGTGTTATTAATATCCAGTCCGGCTGTGTTGTGTATGCTGTCTCCAGTAGTAGTTTTAAAATCTTTTCCTACAACAAAGTTTACGTTTTCTCCTGAAGTAAAGTTAATATCTCTATCAGCAGTAAAATTTAAATCATTAGAACTGTGAATGCTAATACTGTCTTGAGCATATATGTCAATTTTTCCGTTGGATGTCATTTCAATCCAACTTGTGCCTCTAGCATTACCTATGTAGATTAAATCTTCTGTGTTGTGCAGCAGTATTTGGTGGCCGGTTCTAGTACGTATTCTAGTAAGTTCGTTAGCAGGTAAAGTAACATCTCCTGTAGGCGTTTCGCCGTCTGCTAGTGCTTCTATATTTTCATATATAGGCGGCGAATCTTTAGCATGTCCTTTACGAATAATTTTATCATCACCGTCGTCCATAACAAAACTAGTACCGCCTAAACGGTTAATAAATTTTGTTGTTTTAGACGCACTGTCTCCTATATCTGCTTTTGGAGCACTGGTTCTTTTGTCTACTGGCCCAGGAGTGCTTATTCCAAAAACAGAACTAGGAACTTCTCTTCTAGCAGAACTACTGGTTGTTCCCCGAGCGTCATCATCAATTTGACCTTGTTTTTGCAAGGACGCTGCATAATCTACATGGGGAGGTTTTAAAAATCTTGTGGGGTTTTTGCTAGTGCCTGCTTCGCGTTTTTTATTATATTCTGCAACAGGAACTTTTTTTCCTACTTTGCCTGTAGCATCGCCTGTTGCACTTTCTATGTTTTTTGTACTTGCGTAACCAGGTGTCATAAAGTTCATATATTGGTCTTGAATACAACCTATCCAGAACGCCTGACTTAGATTGCCTTCTAGCAATAAAACCATAACCCTGGTGCCTACATCTGGTGGTACAAACCACATTCCATAACTTTTTTGACTGCTTTGATAACCGTATGTTCCTGTTGTTCCGCTTTGAGGAGTAACGCCGTAGAACGGAGATAGATATCTTGCTTCAACTAATTGGCCAGATCTTTCAGGTTCATTGCCTGCAGAAGTTTTCCTAAGCAGTTCTACTTTTAGAGTTCCCATATAAGAAGGATCAAGGTGTCCAATTACTATTCCTTCATACGGTCCGGGCAATCCTTCTGGAAATTTTTGTTTTGTTCTCATTTATAAACCTAACTCATCCTCAGCCAGTCCTCTTAATAATTCTAGAGGATCAAGAGGTAGTTCTTCTCCTATTATGCCTAATCCAATATCTAATAAGTCTCCGAATCCTGGAGGGTTTTCACCATACTGATCAACAAAGGGTCCGCTTAGTAATTCATTTATATCTGTAGGAATTAAACTCAGTTCGATTCCTAGTGCAGCAGCAATTTGCTCTCTTGTTGCTGATAACGGATCAAATCCTCCTAACAGTTTTCTAAACTGAAAGTCTAATGCTTCTTGCAATTGATTTTCTAAACTGCCGTTTAAGAAGTTTTGTAATAAACCTACTACCTCTGGTGGATTGGTTATATTTACTATTTCAAACACGCTACCGGCTACACTACCGACTATGCTGTTTGTCTTGTCACCTTCTTTAATAAGCGATACAGGACTAGTATCTTCTTGTCCTAGCAAACGCATTAGGGTAAGCGTTTGCGTAAATCTATTTTTTTCAATTTTATGTGTAACTTTGTTAACTCGATAAATTCCGCTAAACGCATTTATTATTTTTGTATCACTAGGAAACATCATGACACCAGTACTTGTATTGTAATCAATGGGTGTTCTAAAAAGCACGTTTACAAAAACTTCTCCGTTTTCAAAATTCATATGTCCGTCTTGATTCATACCTGTAAAAGACGAATCTTTTGCAGTATAATTTCCTAATCCTGAATCACTTAGATAAAACGGATCACCCATAATCGTTAAATCAACATTTACCATGTTAACGTCACTTCTCATAAGTGCTTCATTCCAAGTTCTAGCCACACTTGTTGCTGTAGTTTCGCCGTCCATGCCTCCCAGTCTTGTAAGAATATCTGCTTTTTCTTGTAGCGGTGGCGCACCTTCTGCTGGTGCTTCACCGCCGCCTGTGTTCGTAGTTGCTACAGCACCTGCTTGCGGTTTGACTACACTTTTTTCTGTGGCTGCTCGGTCGGCGCCTTGTCCCCTATCAGCAAGGATTGGTGTATGATAAGCATAATTGTATTTTATTTCAAAATCTAATACGTCTACGTTTTTACCTGTATAGATGTATTGGTACTGTTTTGCACACTCTTTTTTAAGATTTTTAATACCAAATGCAGAACTTGTTGGTGACTTAAACACATTTGTGTGTGCTTCAAAAGGTACTACTTTAAATACATAAACTTTAGGGTACCTTCCTGTTTGTTTAAGAGTGCCGTTATCATTTAAAATAAAACAGTTTGTTTCAATCTTAAACCATTTTAGTTTGCCGTCCTTAGTTTTTGCTGCCGGGTCTTTTAGTGCTTCGTCTACGTCTTTAGCATATGTGCTGGCTAATATAACTTCTTCAATTACATCTTGTATTTTAGTACCTTGTTTAAATTTAAATGTTCGAAGGTCGTCAGAAAGTGTTAGTTCTGCACCGTTTCTGGTGTATATGTCTTTTTCATCATCGTATGCAAGACCTTCTTTACCAAAAGGATGTGTACCTTGGGCAATCCAATCTTCAATGATTGTTTTTTTACCTATATCGTTGATATTACCCGGTGATTCTGCCCAATCTCTTATGGTTTCTCCGAGTAGAGTTCTGCCCTCAACTTTACCAAGTTGCCCTGCTTTAAGAGCATCGTAGGCTGTTTGATTTTCAATTGTGGCTTGTGATCCTTTTATACTTTTGTAAAGTACAGTATCGTCTTGTTCCCCGCTTGGTGCACTTATAGTTGCGCCTGATGGGCCTGCGGCTGAACCAAGAGTAGGTGCCTCGCCGTTTTTAGGAAACATTATTATATACTGATCGGCTTTTTGTGTTTGCCCTGTATCTTCTTTTACAAGTTCTCTTGTGTTTAGTACACTTGCAAGACTTTCAAGTCCTGATTGTAGTATTTCAGCAACATCGCGGCCTTTTATAATTACGTCTACTGGTAGTTTCTGATATTGATCTGCGAGACTAACATCATTCCAAGCAATTCCTGTTACACTATAAGCACTGCCTGCTGTTGTAACATCGAATTGTACATCTTGTATTCTCATAGGAATCATACGCTTTGCATAACTTCCGCCTGTCTCTGCATTGTTATCTTCGTCCCACCCAACAAAATTAATTGTTAACAAATAAGGTGCTTCAATGTGATTTTTCCATCCTGCTTGTAGTGCTGCAACTCTTAATGTTTCTACAAACACGCCCATACTGTAAGGTTCTACAACATTAAAATTTATATTTGTAGCATTAGTGTTTCCTGTAGCCGGTGTTGCTGTAATAAGAGAATCCATTTCTATATTATCAATAAAAAATTCAGTATTAATTCCAAGTGCACTTTCAGCGGCTGTTGCCGGTTTTGTTATGCCGCCGCCGCTTCTTAATATATTAATAGATGGTCCGTTGCTTCTAAATGTATCAGGGTCGTTTATTTCTTGTTGCGTTAAAACACTTAGAGTTACTATAGTGTTCATCGTTGCTGCTGGTTCTAAATCGTTAGGCCAGGGTGGAGCAGAGCCGGGTGCCCAGGTTAAAGGATCAGCAGGTGTATTTGGTAAAAGACCAGGTTCAGCAGAACTAGAAGGAGCATATTCTGCTGCGATTGCTCCAGCAACGGCTCCTATTGTATCTCCGACACTAACAGTCATATTAAATTCCTAAAACTCTTTTTAATGAAGGCTCTTGCGGCAAATATATTTCTACTCCTGGTACTAGATCATAAACAGGGTCTATTAAAATATCCATATTTCTCTGAGCAAATACCCACCAAAGTTTTGTATTTTTGTACAAGTCATATGCTAGAAGGTCTGGCCTATGATTATACATAGATTCTACCGTGTATAATATGTCGTCTGAAGATGCAGGAATAGGTCTAATTTCAAAATAACCTAAATAACCTCTGTTTAAATTAGAAGTTGCATTATAAGGACTTGTTTTTCCGTAAATTGCCATTTTATATAAATCCGTCTGATCCTAAAATATAAGAACCGTTTACAAAATCATCTAGTTTAAACTGTCTTACAGTGTCTCTTGAATAAGTTGGTCTAAGTGTAACAGATATAACAGAATGAGTTGGCACCCAGTTGTCTCCGTTTGCGCCAGGTATTTCGGCTTTTATATAATCTACATCTTGGGGTAATTCTGTTGTAAATGTTTGTACAACAACCGGAACATCTTTAAAAACATAATCCCCGTAACCGTTTAATCTACATACTGCGGGCGGTGCACCAGCATTAGATGTATCACCATAAAACATTTTTGTAATAGTTCTTAAAAAGTGTGTGCAAGCAATCCAATACTTAGCATCATCTTCGTTCTCAACATAAAAGTCGCCGGTAATGACAATATCGTTAACTAGACTGTTTTCATATACCGTGTACGGATAATTTGTGTGCACAGGATGTAACTGGTCATAATTTGCTGTGTGTTGTAAAATTATAGTAGGTGTAAAAGGAAACACCATTGAATTTTGTGTGTTCACTAATGGTGCTAACACTGCACTTCCCCTATAAGGACTAGGAACTCCTATGCGTACTCGCCAATCTGCTCCGTCGGCAGTGCTAGGATTAAATGACGCCTGTACTCCAGACCTTGCAGTTGGAACTCCACCTGCAGGAAAGTTTCCTATTGCTCTTCCTATCGCTGCTCCAGCAGCAGCAGCAACTTCGCCTAAAATATTTCCTACACTATTATTAACATTACCTGTTTGTGGATCATTTGCCATATTATTCTCCGTCATATTATTTAGTTGACTTTTTAAAGTGCGTATATTATAATACTAAATACAGTTTGGAGATGTTAATGAAAAAACAGAATTACCTTAATAATAAAGACTTATTAAAAGAAATACACAAATCAAAAAATAGATTTTCCAGTTATACAGAATCAGAATTTCATCAATATGACATCATACTAGATGATTTAGAAAAAATAAACATACGTACTATTGCAGAAGCAAAAAGAAACAAGGCAAAAAGACTACAGCAGCAAGACTTTGAAGCACGTAAATTAGCAGGCGAAAAAGTAAAACTAGCAGAATGCGAAGTTGACTATAGAAAAATCACAAAAGAAGAATTAATTTTTAGAATTATGACTTTCGATCATATTCCAGAAGAAAAAGGTCGAAAGAAAAACCCTAAAACTGTAGCAGACACACGAGTAAAACTAAATTTTCCTCCTTTTCAACATTTTAAGTTTGACGAAGAAGGCGAACTTAACTGTGTAGGCAAAAGTCATTGGATAGGTGGTATGGAAAATGGTTATTTTTCTAAAGATCACGGACAGGCAACAGAAAAACTTGCTCTTATGTGGATGAAACTGTGTGAACGTTATGGTACAAGAGGCAATGTACGCGGATATACCTACAACGACGAAATGCAAGGACAAGCAATACTTCAATTAGCACAAATTGGTTTACAGTTTGATGAATCAAAGTCTAACAATCCATTTGCTTACTACACTGCGGCGGTTACTAACTCGTTTGTGCGTGTAATCAACATAGAAAAACGCAATCAGAACATTCGTGACGACATACTAGAAATGAATGACATGAATCCTAGTTATACTAGACAGCATGCTGGGCAATGGGAAGCAGAACTTAAAAGAAATCAAGAAGAATAGTTGACATTTTTTGCTTTCGACTGTAACATAGTATAAAATAGGAGACTTATACGTAGTGTTTAAGAAGGCGGCAGTATTTACTGACATACATTTTGGTTTAAAAGGCAATTCAAAGATACACAACCAAGACTGCGAAGAATTTGTAGACTGGTTTATAGAACAGGCACGTGAACACGGTTGTGAGACTGGTATTTTTTGTGGTGATTGGCATCATAACAGAAACAGTCTCAACATCACAACCATGGATGCTACACTGCGCAGCCTAGAAAAACTAGGTGCAGCATTTGAACAGTTCTTTTACTTTCCTGGTAATCACGATTTGTACTACAAAGACAAGCGTGATATACATTCTGTTGAATTCGGCAAGCACGTTCCAGGCATAACTGTGGTAAATGACATCATTGAGAAGGACGATGTTGCACTTGTACCGTGGCTTGTAGGAGATGAATGGCGGAAAATACAGAAATGCAAAGCCAAATACATGTTTGGACACTTTGAACTGCCGCACTTTTATATGAATGCAATGGTGCGTATGCCTGAGCATGGCGAACTGCGAGCAGAGCACTTTGAAAACCAGGAGTATGTGTTCTCAGGACACTTCCACAAGCGTCAGGTACAGGGTAAAATTCACTATATTGGTAATGCTTTCCCTCACAACTACTCAGATGCAGGCGACGACGAACGTGGTATGATGATACTGGACAAGGAAAATGCTGCGGATCCTGTATATCTTAACTGGCACAACTGTCCCAAGTACAGAACTGTGAAACTTTCTGAACTGTTAGACAAAACAGAAGAAATAATCAAGCCTAAAATGTACTTGAGAGTGACACTGGACTTGCCTATCTCCTATGAAGAAGCGCAATTTATCAAAGAAACCTTTATTAACCAGTATAATTGCCGAGAAATCACACTCATTTCACAAAAACAACTGGAAGAAATATCAACTGAACTAGATATTGCAGAGTTTGAAAGCGTAGACGAAATAGTCACAAAGGAAATTACCGCAATTGACAGTGAAAACTTCAACAAACAGACACTATTGGAAATTTACAACGAATTATGATTCGCATTAAGGATTTAACTGTTAAAAACTTCATGAGCGTGGGCAATGTTTCCCAAGCAGTGGACTTTAATCAGCAACAACTTACTCTTGTGCTAGGTGAAAATCTAGATCAGGGCGGTGATGACAGCGGAAGTCGTAATGGTACAGGTAAAACCACTATCATTAACGCATTGTCGTATGCACTGTACGGACAAGCACTCACAAACATCAAGCGAAACAACCTAATCAACAAAACAAACTCAAAAGGCATGCTGGTCACACTGCATTTTGAAAAGAATGGTGTTGATTATCGCATAGAACGTGGACGTTCGCCTAACATTTTAAAGTTTTACGTTGATGATCAAGAACAAGAGATGATCGACGAAAGTCAAGGCGACAGTCGTAAGACACAGGAGTACATAAACGACCTATTAGGCATGAGCCATGACATGTTCAAGCACGTTGTGGCACTTAACACCTATACAGAGCCTTTCTTAAGCATGCGAACAAACGATCAGCGGGCTATAATTGAGCAATTACTGGGCATAACCATACTTTCTGAAAAAGCAGAAAACCTAAAAGAACAAATACGTCAGACCAAAGAACAGATCACAGAAGAAACACTGAAAATTAATGCTATCCAAACAGCAAATGAAAAAATAAACGAAAGCATTAACAGTCTCAAGACCAGACAGAGTGCTTGGCAAAGCAAAGTCAAAGACGATATACTTAAATTACAGAGAGGCATCGACGAACTAGAACAGTTAGACATTGATGCTGAACTGGAAGCACACGAAAAACTTGCATCTTGGACTGAAAACAACAATGCAATTACTGCTCTCAACAAAGAAAAGAGCACACTAGAAGTAGCACTAGAACGTGCAGACAAATCCGTTAAAAAAGTAGAACAAGATATTGCGGAACTAGAAGATGCAACCTGTTATGCTTGTGGACAAGAACTACATGCAGACAAAAAACAGGAAATACTTGACAAAAAGACCAAAGAACTTAAAGATGCTGACACTTACAAACTGGAAATAGCAGAAAAACTGTCAGAAGTAGAAGAGGCATTAAGTGTAATTGGCGAAATTAATGGCAAACCAAGCACATTTTACGAAACTGCTAAGGAAGCATACGAGCATCGCAACAATGTTGA